AAACCATTAAGGTTACAGGTAGGGCTGTTAATAGTTCGGCTAAACCTACCATCTGCCTTCTCATCGATATTTGCTCATCTTCGGGATTCATATCCACAGTGATAGCACGATTTAGGCGGATTTTGTTTTTAGCTCTATCGGCTTTATAACCTCCGTAAATTTTCTTTCTGCTGTCTGAACCACCCTTACCATCGAATACAATGATACAACGGGTTGGATTTAAAGTACGGATAGCGTAGCCGATACTTTTTAAAGTACCGACTATGCCTCCAATATGGTCACCATTATCGTTTAGATTTGGTGCGGTTGACCAGGAACGAATGAAGGTATTAAGACCATCAATAATTAAAGTTTTAGAATTTTTATGTAAATCGCCAAAACTTTTGTGTTCCTCATCTATTTGTTTTAGTATATCTAAATACTTTTTATTAATCTGACTCATTAGCTACATCCGTTGTTTCATCAACTTCATCTGAAGCGGAATTTGTTTTATATTGTAAAATACACACCTCACATATCCTACGATATATTTGGTCTTTTAGTTCTTCGTTTTTAAGAATATCTGCGAAATCCTTTGATTGGAATTTGATAACTTCGCCGGTATCGGTGTCGATATATTCATACCAAGCACCTGCTTGCTTTACCAATTTGTTATCTTTCATTACTCCCAACCAACTACCGAAGTTATCAATACCTCTATCAAAGAAGATATTGAAATCAGCATGTCTCAATGGTGGTCCTAAACGATTTTTGATAACCTGTGCTCTTACTTTGATACCAACAATCTTATCACCCACTTTAAGTTGTCCCATAGATTTCAAACGGAAACGAACAGAAGCATGGAATGCTAATGCTTTACCGCCTGATGTTGTCCAAGGGTCACTAAATGCCATTGCGTTCATCTTTTGACGAAGTTGGTTAGTAAACACCAAACAAATGTTTTGTCTACCAATCATATTCGTAATCTTTCTCATCGCTTTGGAGATGATGATTGCTTTATCAGTTGCGTAACCATCTTTATCGTAATCAGCCTCTAATTCTTTCTTTGTAGATGCTGCTGCTACTGAATCTACTACGATAGTTACCAATCGGTTTTTATCACCTGTTCTAACTTTCTCAATGATTGTTTCACAAGCTTCAAAAATACCTTCAACCGTATCTACTGAAACGTATAGTAATTTTGAAATATCAACACCAATTGCTTCCAAAAACTCCCTATTAACGGCAGTTTCGGTATCAATCAATACGGCTACTCCACCTTTCTTTTGTGTTTCAGCTAACAGATGGGCAGAGAGCAGAGATTTTCCACTCTGCTCTAAACCCGTAATTTCAGTAATTCTTCCAACTGGCAAACCACCATAAGGTCTGTTTGATATTGCAACGTCTAGCATTGCAGTACCGGTAGAAATCCATCCGTTTACATTCGTTGGTGCTCCATCGGAGTCATCATCTAAAAAGAATGCTACTTTTTGGTCTTTCCATTTTTTATTTAAGGAATCTGCAAGTACACTTGCTAAGTCTTCCTGTTTACTTATTTTTGCCATTTAGAAAATTTTTGTTATTAAAATAAATCATCAAACGCTGCTGCTACATCATCTTTTGTAGATTTAGCTTCTTCCTTTTCCCAAGGTAGGTCATTAATTTCATCTACCTTTTTTGGTGTAGGTTGTAAGGTTTCTGCTACTGCTGTTGCAGGTTTTGAAATAGCAGGTTGTGCTGCAATTTCTTCTTCTACTGCTTCTTCGTCAGTTGCTGCTTTTGATGGGTCTAACCAATTTTCTAAAATACCTTTTAATTCAGCGTAAGTTAATTCCGAATAAATTTCTGTAATCTCTTTTTGATTATCTAATGCTTTAGATACCACTTCTTGATTTTCAGAAAGTTTAGTTTGATTTGGCTTTACTCTGATACGAGTTTCGTTGTAGCTCTTACCAATTTCCGCACCATCTAATACTTCTACTACAATATCTCTACCACTAATTGGGTCAGTAATATCACCATAATCAGGGTCAGCAATGATTGCTAAAATTTCCTCATAAACGGTCTTACCAAATCCCCAAAACTTAACTCCTTCATTTTCTTGTCCTCTTACTAAAATTGGACAGAAAGTTCTTAATTTTGGCTCCATCTTTTTACCCGCTTTCCAGTTTTCAGTATCGCCTAATTTCTTAAGTTTTTCTGCAAACTCTACGATTGGGTCAGGTCTACCAAAAGAGATAGGACTCAAATAAGTTTTGTTGTTAATGTTGTAGTGAAAAAATAGTTCAATAAATGGATTGTCTTTGTTAAATTTGTAAGGAACAAT